CCCGCGTCCGATTGTAGATGATGATGTGGACACACCACCACCACCGCCGCCGCCGCCAACGCCTTCAACAATACAAATCCTCATGCCCGTTGTGGGTGTGTAGGTGCCCGATGCGGTAAAGATTTGTATGTTGGCATTTTTAAATAAGGCGGCCACACCACCCAACCGAAACACCCCCGTGGTATTGATATCCCCCGCAACATCCAAGGTGTAAGCAGGGCTGGCCACCCCAACCCCTAGGCCCGTGGCGTTCAGGCGGGCACGCAGCGCGTTGCTGACGTACATATCGACGCTGGTATCGGTGGCAGGGTTGCCGATGGTGATCCACTGGGTGTTACCGCCGTTGCGAATTTTTAGCAGGTTGTTTGTGGTGTCATACCAAAATTGATAAGCATAGGTCGTGGTGGGCGCGGTTGGGCCAGAGGACAACGTGGCCAAGGCCTGAATTTGACTGTTCAGCTCCGAGAGAAAACTGGCCCCCGGCTGATCGGCGATGGAAAAATCATTTTGTGACATGGTCTGCTCCTTTTAGAGTTTGCGGCCTGCGCCTTTGGCCATATAATCAAAGGTCCGTGCAATGCCCGAACCAGCGGCGTTAAAAAAACGAATGGTAAAGCCCGTGGCACTTTGCGCCGTCAAGGTATAATAATCCCCCGTGGCCATGTTGTGGGCGGTGATGCCGATGGCAGGGGTTTGCCAAAAAGCACTGGGAAATGTCACAACATAAGCCGCCGTGGTGGTGGTGAGATTGCGCCCCGTTTCCACACGATCGGGCATATCCACAACAACAACGGCCTGCTTCACGGCCACATTGTTTGCCGTGTTGGATGATGTTAACACCAGACGGAAGCGATAGGCGCGGGCTTCGTATTGGCCAATAAAAAATGGCGCATAGGCACTCCACACAGGACTGCCTGTGGGGTTGTCGTTGGTGGTGCTCACTTGCAAAATGGCGTTTACATCATCAATCACTTGGCCCGCAATGGATGGCCACGTGCTGACATTCTCTGTTCTGGCCCCAATATAATCGTTCAGCGTAAAGCCCTCTGCCGTCACAGCGGCCGTGACTTGGGAAACATACACGCCGCCCAAATCAACAATGCTGGCAAAATCATACGTCCCTGTGGGGACAACCGTCACGCCCCCAGACAGGATTAAGGCTGTCAAACCAGAATCATAGGCCGTATTTGTTTTGGCGCCTGAAAATGGGGCCACCTCCGTCATGGTTTGAACGGCGTTATAGTTCATAATGTTGGCCACGTTTGTGACCACAGAAACGGCGTTTATGCTGCTGTTGCCGCTGGAATCCACAAACTTTGCCAAATACGTCCCATCCAAATGGGCCACGGTGGCCGTTGTGGATGACCCGGGCAAAGCGGGTCCAATATCAATGGCCTTGCTCCACGTGACGCCGGTGATGTTTGGGGTGTGACGGATGCGGATAGACCCCCCAACCTGCACATCCAAATCCTCAGCGGGATCCCACGTCAAGTTGGCCACGCCCCCAGCAATGCTAGACAACGCAAACATGGATACATCCTTTGGCGGCGCGGTCTTGCCGTAAATGATTTTTTGCAAACTGTTGGTGACAGACCGCTTGCCCGTGTCGGATATGGCCGTGACATAAACGGTATAAACCCCGGGCGAGGCATCGCGAATCTCGGCAAAATTGCTGCCTGTTTCTGGCAAGGTGATACGGTTGCCCGCATCCTTGGCGTATTGCACACTATACCGCGCGGCGCGGGGAACGGCCTGCCAAGACACAGACACCAAAACCCGTATGTCGGTGGGGGTTTGATACAGGCTCTCTTCGATAATCAGGTTTTGCGGAGCGTCAGGGGGCTGGGTCAACAAGGATATGGGCGTGGGATTAAGGCTCAGATCATTTTCCACAAAGGCATATTTTTGGGGATCGTGCTTTAAAGCATTGATGGCATAAGTGCCATCTTGACTTTCTTCGATGGTCACAACGCGAAAGGTTTGGGCGTTTACTGCCCCGCTTGTGACTATCCAAATCGCCCCCGCGACAGGGGCAGAGGGGAGAGGGTTATTAAGAGTGATAACTGCCCCCGCCACACTGGCCACAGAGGAACCCCCAAGCGCACCATTGGGCAATGCACAATAAAAATTGTAGGGGAGACTGGGATTATAGGCAAACGCCGCATCCACGGTGATGATGTTTGTTGTGGCAGAGGCCACACGCCCGCCCAACCGTTGCCCCACCCGATCCGCATCATGGATGGTGATAATCTGACCCGGGCGGACAACAATCCCATCCAAGCCCGTGCGAAAACTGACCGTTTCCGTTTCGTTGGTTTCACTATACAGCAGCCACTTCCCAACACGGTGGGCTTGGCCACGGCTGGTGCATCCGGTGGCTATAATGTTGGATTCGATCACACCGTATCGGGCAATCCCCGCCATGTCTTCGACGTATTCGATTTTTTGCCTGTAAAAATCGTTGGGATCATTCCATGCCACCAAGGCCACGGTGTGACGGGTTTTCAGGCTGCTGCCTGTATAGGTAAACGCGCCATCCACCACATTGCTGTTGGTGTACAGGGCCACAGGATCGCTGGGGGCATCCTGCACGGGCACAACCTGCCCACCCGCCCAGTATGTCATGCCACGAAAGATCGACGCCATATCTTGCAGGACTTGATAGGCCTCTGTTCGGGTTTGTAAATACAAATTGCACGTAAAGCGGGCCTCGACGCCACCAAATCCTGTTGGGACAAGATCATCACAATACCGCCCGATGGTGTACAAAGACCACTTGTCCACTTGGCTTTCTTCCACAAAGGCCCCAAGGCCATAGCGATCATTGGTCAGCATATCATAAAAACACCACGCTGGATTGCTGGACCATGCAATTTTAAAAGTGCCATCCCACGAACCGCTATAGCTTAAGGTGCCATCCGGTCGCACGCTTGCGTTGGTGGGGATTTTAATCCGTAGCAGTTTCATGTCAAAGCCGCGATTGGGGATGCTGGAAAATTGCTCAGCATCAATCAAAAGAGCCACCAAAGCACTGTTGGGGTAGCGCAATTTTTCGTCGGTGATTTCGGTGTAGGTGTCCCAATACACAGCATCTTGCAAGGCCGAGGATGTGCTGTCTGGGGTGATTCGTTTTAAACGGATGTTCCATGGGGCCGTCCCTGTTAAGGGCACACGATAGGACCGCTGGTAACGGCTGGTGGTTTTGCCCGTGATGGTATCGCGCAAAACCTCGGTATAGGACCCGCCGCTGGGTTGGACCTCAACGGCCATGGTGACAGATGATCCCGTGATATCTCCGTTGCTGGTGTTTTGTTGGGTCAATCGCGGAATACCAATGGTCACGCGGGCATGGGTGTAAACAGCGTCCAAAATGCTACGGGTGATAGGGTTGGAGGCTTTGACCTCAACACCCACAACGTTTTCGGATTCCACGCTGGGAAAGCCGGGGATATAACTTTGCCCTTGCGTTCCATTGCGGGTATCCATGGTGATGCCCGTAAAATTATAGGCCCCGTTGGTGCTAACCACTGGGGTTTCATCCAAATAGACCGAGCGCAAATCCCCCGTGGCCAGACCCTGAATTTCACCTTCGCACACCAAATCAAGGATGCGGGCCATGGACCGTGAACGCAACGTATCGGGTGATTCTTGGGCGACCCGCTGGGACCCGCCGCCGGATTTTCCACCGCCCCCTGCCCCTGCAATCAAAAGGGTGTTTGTCTGGGTCATAATTGATCCGCCTGAATGCCCGCACTGATAACGGCACTGCCCACAATCAAACGTCCATACCCAACGGGGACGGGCTGGCCTTGCGCGGTGGTGTTGACAGCCCCGTTAAACGCATAGGACGGTTTGTTTTCTGGGGACTCTGCAGGGTCGGTTGCTTTTGGCTGTGGGGCCAACAAAGACCCCACGCCAGTTAAAGCCATACCCACACCAACGGCAAAGGAAATGGAGGCCAAAGACACGGTGGAGCCACCCACTGTAAACAAAGCGACCCCTGTGCCGGGTAACAAAAACGCCGTGGCAATCAAGGCCGCCCCAATCAATAAAGAGGCAGCCCCACTTTTGGCCCCACCCACAACGGGCACAAGGTGAACGTTTTGGGAAAAGGGATGGTGCAATTCACCTGCCGCAATGGGGGCCTTGTCAACAATCACACGGTACGCCACACCATCCTTTTGGCTATCCGTTAAAAAGGGCACAAAATCACTGTGGTTTGCGGCAAGGGCGCGAATCGCCTCAGCCGGTGTACTGATGGCCATACGGTGGGCCTTGCCAAAACGTTGGGCCAAGGCCCCATGCAAAATCACAGTGCGTGTCATGGCGCGTACCTCACCACTTTGGCGGTGTGTTTTTTCCAATACCCACCGTAGGGCTCACGGGCAGACAGGCGGTTTTGCAAATGATGCAACATCAGATCGTCGCCCAAATAAACCGCCGCATGATTGGGAACGTCGGACAGAACCTGCATCAAGATCACATCGCCGCGCTGCAAAGGCCCTTCAGCCTCTACAAAGCCCGCATCCCCAAAATGATCCAGATACAAATTGTCCCCTTTTTTCCACCATTCTACGGCGCGGGGAAAGTGGGGAAGGTGGGCCCCAACCTCCTGAAAATACCAATCCTGAATCAGGGTATAACAGTCCAAAATCCCATGCACAAACGAACGACCGATCAAAGGGGCCTTGTATCCTGTAGGCACAAAGGTGTGCCACGTTGGCGGGGCGGCATTGGTGATGCCCACGATGCACCATGGCAAGCCGCTGGCCTCACATGCCACGCGATCCGCTTCGGATGGGGTTGCGTCGGCATCAGGGTGGGAATGCACAATGGTGGTGATTTGGCCCTGTTTTTCCGCCGCCAAATAATCCTCAGGATGGATCACAAACATGGCGGGGTCTTCGCTGATGTTGCGACAGGGGATATACACACCATCCTTTTTTTTCAAAACAATCAACCCGCACGATTCTTTGGGGTATTCAGCCTGTGCATGCTCTAAAATAGCGGCTGTGATAATGCTGTTCATCGTGATACCCCCGCGCCCGGAAAACCGCCAAAGGGCAATTCACCGCTTGTGCCCCTGCGTTCCTGCGTATTGTGAAACCTTTTCTTGCAGCTACTGATCCGCTTTCCGCAAACGTCGGCATCAAACAACGTCCCTGAGTATGGCAAGGCAGCACTGGCGTTATTATAGTTGGTTATTGCTGTGGCCTCCGCTGAAACAGCTGCATTATAGGTAGACAAAGCGTTGTTATAAGCCGTTTGTTTGGCCGCTTGATTGGCCGTATCCACGCCAAATCGCTGAATTTTATAATACTTTTCCCAAGCCCCATCTTGCATCAAAGGCCCTTGCCTGTAGGTGGCGCCGAAAGAAACGCGAGAGCCGTTCCAAAAAACATACGTGGCCCATTCATAACGACCCGTTCCCACCTTATAGCGGAAATGGTAGACCCAGTTTCCAGAAGAATACCGCTCTTCGAGCAATACGGGTTCATTTGCGGCATTCAGAGCATTTTGGGCAAGGCCTAGGGCATTGCGCGTGACAGCGGTATTGGTGATGGCGTTTCTTAAGGCATCGCGGGCATTGATAAAATTCTGTTGAAGCGTCGTGGATGTGTTGGCTAGGGTTAAATCACCATCGGATGCATTGGCCACAGGCGGCCCCGCGTATCCACACTCAGGCCCGCGATACCGAAAGGCACACAGGTTTTGGATGATCTGGCGGCGTGGTAACTGGACACCCGCAATATCAAACGCGGCGGCCAGTTCAAATTCCACAACGGTTTTGGTTTCCGATACCTTGCGATCAATCACATACAGATCGTCTGGGAAAAAGGCGTTGCTGTCCGCCGTCGCATTGACACCACCTGCAAAATTGACGGCATCCAAAAATTTTACCAACGTCCGTTTGCGTGTGACTTTGCCCCCGACGCAATCCTTTGTAACCAAGATCAACGCCGTGATGGTGCCCAAAACATTGGACAACACCAATTTAGGCCGTGGCAGTTGCCCGTTGGTGGACATATCAAAACCCGTGGCTTGACAAGGGAACGGGGTGTAGGTTTGCCCTTGCCACACCACGGCGGTCTGCAAGGCGTTGGTGCCCGCGTGAAACCGATAAAGGGAATCCCCCAGTGCCGTTAAATCCACAACAAACAGCTCTACCACTGCTGTGGGGGACAGGCTCTGAATTTCGGTGGCCAAGGCTGTGGTGATGGTCATAAATCAAACACCCGCTTAAACGTGGCGGTGATGCTGTGGCTGACGGCGGTATTGATGGTGCGCGACCATTCTTTGCAGATATACTTGCCCTCTGTGCCCGACGGAGGCGTCCATAAAAAATACTGTGACCCCCCAAGGGCGGCCAAAAATGTGTCAATGCCATTGGCGTCGGCGGGGGACATATTATTAAACGCCATAGACCAAACGTCGGTAAAAACATTGATCCCATCGGGCTGCCGCTGTTCGTATCCATCCCCAAAGGTGACGGACTTGACCCGCGGCGTGCGGGTGATGGATGTTCCATAGCTGGCGGGAAAGGTGAACGTTGACGGCATGGTTACGACAGCAGCCCCCCGGGTCTTTTTTCATTGATGATGGTGGATCGCACGGCGGCGGCAATGGTTTTGCCAAGGGCCTCTGCGTTTTGCCCCGTGCTGGTGACGTTTTGGGCCCCGCTGTCCATGTTGACATTGACCACAACGCTGGTATTCCCGCCGCCCCCTTTCATGGCCACAGGAATGCGCCGCCCGTCGGGCAAAGGCACAAAGGCCTCTGGCCCCCGCCCCTCGCCAAACAAAGCCAGCTGGGGACTGTTGGCAACACCACCCAAGGCGTACCGATTCAGGGGCAAGGGGCCGCTGCTGGTCATGACGCCGCCAAGGGCGTTGGGGGTAACATTGACAAACCCGCTGGGGCTCATCACTTGACCAATGTTGTTTTTTGCAAAATTGCCATAAAATCCACCAACGCCCCCGCCGCCGCCCCCAAAAACCCCTGAGAGCAGCCCCGCCAACGGCCCCGTGATGCTTTGCCGAATGGCAATACGGGCAATGTCGGCAATAATGGAATCGGCCAAATCCCGAAAGGATAGCTTGCCCTTGGTGGTCAAATCGATAAGGGCATCCTCAGCCCCCTGAAAAGTATTCATCACCAAATTGCTGGCCTGTAAAGACAAATTGTTCACATCATCCAAATACTTAGCGAGACCCTCGCCTACCCCTGCCGAAAACGACCCCCTGTTTTTTTCGATTTCATCCAAAACGACCTTAACCTTTTTTTTGGCGGCTTCGGCTTCCTTTTCCAATTTGGCGATGTTTTCATCAGTTAAATCAAGTCCTAACCGCCGCGCTTCATTATCGATCTCCCTAAGGAAAAGGATTTCTTCCTGTTCTTTGCGGGATTTGCCCATCAGCTGAAGCTCTAACTGCAAGTCATCTAAACGACTTTGATTCTGTCTGGCAAAATCGGATAAGATGCTTTTTTGGCGCTCGTCTTCCCGCGCCCGCTCTTCGGCCAGTTGTTTTAACGCACGGGCCTCTTCGGCAATGGCCCGCTGGCGTTCGGCGGCATAGCTGCGCTGGGCGGCGGCGGCTTGCCCTAACTCTGCCCGTCGATCTAATAATGACGCATCAGGCTTGGGTATAGGCGCAAGGGTTGGTTTTGGTGCAGCACTTAGTGCCACGCCTCCTTTACCACCAGCAGAGGGCAAAGAAAATGTGTTGTTTTTTAATATGTTGTCGGTTAGTTCTTTGTATCGTTTGGTAGTTGCTGCAAAAGATTTCTCAAGCCCATTTCCTTGTGCCAAAAGAGTCACAAAATTAAGCGTTTGCCCCATGGCCACAAGGCCGATGCGAATGGAATCTATCCCCAATTCAAATGTTTTGTTTGTTGCAATAAAAGTTTGGATGTTTTGTGCGCCTTCACCCATATCTTTAAACCAAGCATTTAAGGCGGGCACAACACCCTCTGTGATGGATACCGCAATACCCGTAAGACCTTCACCAGTTCTATTAAGCGTGTCTCCAAAATCATCCAATTGCTTTATGCCTTCGGCAGTAAATTTGCTTTGAAAACGGGTCATGCCATCGCTACCCTCTTCCAACAGCGGCAACAGACTGGCAAAGCCACGCCCCATGATCTTTGTGCCCTGCTCAAAAATGGCGGCATCGTTCGGGGCTTCCCTAACCTTGGCCGCAAACTCTTCAAAAATATCCGATGTTTTCCTAACGGTGCCATCGTTGTTGGTGACAGAAATGCCTAAATCGTCAAAGGCTTTGGCCGCATCTGCATTGCCCGAAGCGGCCTCAGCAATGGATTTATTCAGTTTACCAAGGCCCCCCGTGATGGTTTCAAAGGACACCCCCACCTGTTCACCCGCTTGGCGGTATTGATCCAGCCTTGTGGCCGCTACGGTGGTGGCCGCTGAGGCATCGTTTAATTTTCCGGCCAAGTCCACCGCGCTTTTGCCAAGGCCCACAAGGCCTGCCACAGAAACGCCAATGCCTAAAGTCGCCAAGCCCCGAGACATACCGGCAATGCCAGAGGTCAAGGCCCCAATGCCGCCCGTGGATTGTTGCGCGGACCGGCCAATGCCATCCACCCGCTTGCGGAAATCATCCAACACCGCCACATTGTTGGTCTGGGCATTGACGGCAAACTGGACGGTGCTTTCAAACCTTGCCATGGTGGGCCTCTCGTTTTCTGGCCAGATAGCCTAGCGTTTCATCTTCCATGACCTGTATATCCTTCAGCAAGGGCAGCCGGTCCTTTTTGGCCACGCCCATGCTGCCCATCACCAAAAAGACAACGTTATAATCCAAACCCAACCGCGCCCCTTCCACGGCCCGCCACTGGGTCTGCACCAACAAAAACAGGGCCACGGCTTTTTCGTTTTCGCCCAAAAGGTCGCAGGTCAGGCTTTCCAGCCGTTCCTTGGCAAGTTCCGCGCTCAAAGACCCATCTTGCCGCATGTCTAGCACCTCATAGGCTTTGGATAGGCCGCCGCTGATAATGTGCAGGGCGGCCTCTCTTAGTTTTTTCTTTTAACGACGCTCCAAGATTCATGGAACGCTTGAAAAAACAACGCCATGACCTCGGGAAATTCTGTCACCAAATCCACCAAGGCCTGCTCGGTAAAGGGCACGTCCTGCCCGTCAACGTCTTTGCAGCCCCGCCACCCAACCACAATGGCTTTGATCTGATCCATGGCGGGCATAGCCTCAATGGCGGTGATCTTTTCCAAAACGTGACGCTTAAATTCTGCCTCAAACAACGTCTTTTCCACGATCTGGCCATTGTCCGCCACGTGGGCCACGATGGGCCAAAAATAGGTTTCGGGTAACAGACGAAACATGGGGGCTCCTAGTTAACAAGAATACGGATTTCATCATTGCCTGTGGTGGCCGATGGCGTCAGGCGGGCATTAAACTGGGTGGTGGATATGCCTTGCACATCCCCATATTGCGGCTCGGTGACCTGCACCGCGGGGGCCGAAATCACCACGCGGTTGCCCGCTGTGGTGCCGTGGGTGATGGTAAAGTTGCCTGTGACGGCATCCCGCACGTTCACCCAATAATCTTTCTCGGCCTGCGTTGCAGATTCGATGGTGATTTGGCCCGTCACCTCGCGGTTGGTGATCAGGATGCTTTCCCCCCCTGTACCCACAAAGGATCGGTACTCCACCTGATTCCCTGCATCAATGCTGATGCTGGACAAAACGGCGTTGGCATAGGACTGCAGGGTAAAGGCACTGCTGTTTTGGTTGTTGAACACTAAGGGCGTCTGCCATCCCGTGTAAACGGCGGTTCCAGCGGTCGCGTCTGTGGGGGCCTGATAAAGGCCTGTGAAGGTGAAGTTTATCACAGGACGCTCGCGGTTGTTCATGGATATTGTAAACGTCCCCCGCGCCCCACGAATCACGTGACGCACACCATCCCGAAATGCATAAAGGGTTAGGCTTGGCACGGTGCCACTGGCGGGGTCATATTGCGCACTCACACCAGCGTTGATTGTTTCCGCAAACCCGCAAGCCCGAATCAAAGGGCCCCACTTGGGGGCTGTTCCTGCTGCCCCTGATCCTGCCAGTTCCACGCTGAAAGACACCTCAGAGCGAATGGCGGCGGGCAGCTGTTGACTGGCCCCCAAATAGGGGCGGATCAAATCCCGATTGACGTATTCCGACTGCGCGGGGTTAATGCTTAAATCACTGATCAACATGGCATCCGTGCCAACGACAGGGACGGAATCCGTGCCATAGGTGCTTTCAATTTTTGCTAAAATTACTTGTCTGCGTGTGAGAAGTTGGGCCATCGTTAAATCCTTTGCTGCCAGTTGTCATAGGGGGTGCGGTAATTGATCTGGTATTCCATCTGGGTTTCACACGCGGTGCCCTCGGAAAATTCCAGCGTATACGTCACGTTGGTGCCGGTGATGGACAACGCAAGGCCGCCCAGTTGGCCGTCTGCCATCAGAACACTGTGAATCTGGGCTGCCAAAGCCTCGCTGGCCACATCGGGCGCGTCCCCACGGGTAAACAACCGAACGGACACCAACAGTTGCCAGTCTTGATAAATGGTTGTGTTGCTGTTATCCCCGCTATCGGATACGGGCTCAATCACCACAGCGGGCAATTCCAAACGGCCAAGGGCGGCGCGGCGCGAGCGAAACACCTTCAGGCCAGTGTTGCTCAAACCCCGCACGCGCTCCACCACCGTTTGCAGGATGGCTTCCCGAACGGTTAGGATATACTTGGGGTTGGCTTGGGATTTCTTAATCATGTCTCATCATCCAGCGGCGTCACCATGGCCTGTGACAGCAAGCCATCGTCAATGGTATGCACCGTCTCCACGCGGTAGGCGTTGCCGACAATGGTGACAACATCGCCGTGGCCCAACATAGGAAAACTGGTGGTGGCAAAGGTCATTTTGCAGGCCCGCCCGATGGACATGCTGCCAAAGGCATCTTCATCAGGCGAATCCAGCAAAACTGTCCCCGTCTTTAAAACCCCATTGCCCGTTGCAACAGAGGCCGTCTCGCCCATGTCATCAAAAAACGCTTGCATGCGCTCAGCCACGGGCATGGTGACACCTATTTTTTGGCTTTGGGCTCTTCATCAGGGATGCGGTACGGGGCCTCTTTGGTGTAAACAGCGCGGCCTTGGCCCACAAGGGCCCCAGCATCGTCTGGGTTCACCGCAAAAATTTCCCCAACCTTGGCATGCACCGTCTCATTGGACGGCGTCACGACAATGCAGGCCTCTTGAATCAAAACGTTTGGCATAGTTTTTTCCTTTCAAATTAACGGTTTATAAGATTAAGGCGTTAAAGCGTCATCCATCACAGCAAAGGCCGCGGGCTGGCGAATTCCAAAGTCAGCGTTCTGATTGATGGTGATCCGCACCTGTCCGGTTGTGGCCAAGGTGTAGGGGTCGATGGTGATTTCTGGGGAATCAAACAACGCCAACACCGCCATGTCCCACATGCTCGAGAAGATCACAGAGGAACACACCGCACCCGAGGATCCTTTGACAAGGTTGTTAGGCACGTTGTTGGTGATTGCTGCGCGGTAGTCGTTCAACGGTGTTGCGCCGCCGTCCCAAAGGAATTGCAGGTTGGTGCCTTTCTGGGTGGTTTTGGATGTCCCACGGGTCCGTGTGTTGATCAAGTATCCCGCTGTCCCATCAGGCTCGGCGTTGGCGTTGGCCACGGCGGATTCCAGACCCACAATGTGGCCCCACGTCAGGGCGAGACCGTTGGTGCCCCCGACAACCGATCCCACGCCCGACGTGTTCCGAATACCGCGCATGGCAGGGGACGTACCACTGCCATTGATACATTCGTTTTCAATGGTCACGGCCATGGATTTTAACAAATCATCCCGCAGCATGGACTCAAGGGCAATGCCAGATTGCAGAATGGCTTGTTTGGAATACTCAATATGCGCACGTTTACCTTTGGGCGACAAAGACACTTTGGCCGTGGTGGGCTGGGTTTCTGTAGACGCTTGAATCTCTGTCACGTTACTGATGGTTGAGGCCACAGTTTTGCGCGGGATATCAATGTTACTTGACAGGCCCGTCAAAATCCGAATGCCCAAGCTGCCCATGACCAGATTGCTCCGCAAAACGTCGGTAAACAGATCGTTGCGCAGGTCTGTGGCCACTAGGTTTCCAGCTTCAGACGCCGTGCCCACGTTAAAGTCACGGCGAAAAATGTCATAGGGCACAAAAAAACCGTTCTCTGACAGCGGTTTGCCCGTTCTTTGGGCCGCAGCCACAACGGCTTCCCGCTCAAG